GTCGACGCCAAGGCTATCGGGATCGACGCGCAGCGCGATGCCGCCGTTCTCGCGAATGAGCCAGATGATCTCCTTGGTGCTTCTATTCCAAATCTCCCACACCATTGCCTTCTTGATCACGGCATCCAACCGTGACGCGGTCTTCAGCGCTGAGCCGCCGCCGATCGGGCTTTTGGCGGCGCTCTCCTCGGTCCATTTAAATAGATCGGAGATTTTATTATTGGCCTGCAATTGTTTTAATTGCGGGCTGTCGGAAAATTCCTGCAGCAGCGATTGCTGATCAAATAAATGTCGAAACGCAATCCAGCTGACGTCGGAGTGCTGCCGCACCGGATCGATCAGGAGGTCTTCCCAGTAAACATATTCATCGTTAACGGTCTCCCAGATCTTGGTCTCGCGGGTCTGCGGCTCGCCCGTTACAGGGTGAGCCAATTGACCGCCCATCACGGGATCATCAACCGGCACCGGCTGCAGCACCGGCTTCCAACGCACGCGACAGACGCCGCGGCCGGGCAGCAGCATGTCCCGCACCGCGCATTTCACCGCCTCGTGGGAAGCCTCGTCGGAGACCACGATCTCCAACGCCTTCTCCATCACCGCGGCGGCAGTCTCGATGTCGTTCTGCTCCGGCAGTCCTGGGGGCGTCGGTGCGGGGAGCGATGGCCCGAGGCCGGGTGGCGCCTGGGGCGTGGGTGGAGGCCCGCCACCGTCGGTCTGGGGCGACAGCTGTGGCGGCGACGGGCCTCCGGGTCCTCCAGCCATCGCCTCCGGAGGCGGCGGAGGGAAGGCACCTGCCCCCGCCGCTGCGGCAGGGGGTGGCGGAGGACCTGGCGGCGGAGGGGCTCCAGGCGGGCCAGGGGGCGGCCCTGGAGGGCCTGGCGGGCCCGGCGGCTGTGGTACACCGGGAGGCCCGGCAACCGGCATGGGCGGGCTTCCTGGGGCGCCTGGCGGCCCGCCCGGGGGCATTGGCACCCCCGGGGGCCCCATACCCGGCGGGCCTCCGGGGGGCACAGGTCCGGAGAGGCCCAGCGGCGGAGGCGGTGGCGGTCCGATCGGCTGCGCGGTCTTTTTGACGAAGCGGGACTTGACGACAGGATCGGGGGGTTTGCTGTAGGCGGCCGGCAGCATGACTTCCGTATTCGCGTAGAGAATGTTGAATGCGGAAGCGGTGTCCTGACGGGTGCCGTAGAGGGTCTGGGCGTTGTACTTGCCGGCACGGGGGCGCGTAATCGGGATATCGCCGCGGTAGATCTGGACGATGTCGCGGCCGCGTGTGCGCCAGTCCTTTTCGGCACGCTCGGCGTCGCTTAAGGCCTTTTCCCACCAGCTGGTGTCGATGTCCTGGGTATCGGTGACGCCGGCACCGGGCGGGGCGGCATCGGGGCGATCGGCTTCGGGCGAGACGGGGGTGGCGCCTAACGGGCGCTCTTCCGCAGTACCATAGGTAGTCGTCGGCATCCGTGGAACCCCCACGGATGGGAGGTATACGCTGACTTCCTACAAACTATCAAGCTTGAAGGCGTTCCTGACCAGGAGCGGGTTCATGTCCTCGTCGTGCTCGACGCGGGAGCCGAACGGCCGAGACATGCACGCATAACGGATGTCATCGACGGCATGGTCCTCGGCTTCGGTGTCGAGATCCTCGGGGCGGTTGTCGTCGTGCTGCATCATCGGCAGCGTACGGATCGCGTCGCGGCAATGGTCGACGAAGAACATCATGGGGTCGCCGGCTTCGTCGCCTCTGAGCCGCCATCTGACCTGATCCCAACCACCCATCCGTTTCGGCGTAGAAACACGCGCGTTATCGGCACGCCGGAAGAACACGCCGTTACGTGCAAATGTCTCACCAATGCTCGGACCTGACACGACCTGGAAGGCGGCAGGGTCCAGGATGCCGTAGGAGATCGGCTCTCGAAAACCTTTACCGTCGGTCTCACGCCTTACGACCTCCTTGGCGACGGCATCCGCCGGCAGCCGCAGGGCCTTGTTAGGAGCTGAAGCGCCATACCATTCACGGTAGCGCACGATGGAATTTTTGGGGAGGCGCTTTTTATCGTGAATGGTATCGTCCTGAATGACGATCCACCAGCCGAGGGAGAAAGGGGTGGCTGAGCCCCAGTCCATGGAGCGGAAGCGGGTCCAGTGTAAGGGCATACGGAGGGGAGGGATGATGTGGCGGTTGGGGTCGAACTCCGGGAAGAACGCGCCCTCGATCACGTTCCAATCGCCCTCTAGCCAGGCGCGGACCAAAGCAGGAGAGCCGGAAGCACGGAGGCGGTTGATATAGGCCGGATCATTATCCAGCAGCGCCGGGTTATCTTTTATTTTGGCGGGAATAAATATTCTAATTAAACCGGTCTCGTGGTCTTTGACCGGACGATAAGGGCCGTTATCGATGATCCAGTTTTTGACCCAGTGGTGGCCCGGTCCGCCCGGGTTGCAGGTTGCTCGGAACTGGCAGCGCGCGCCCGAGGTTGTCCGCAATGTCGCGAACAACCTGAAGATACCAGCAGAACTTGGGTACTGGGTCAGCTCCTCGACATACACCCGCGTGAGCGACCAGCCCTGATAGTTCATCGCATCGGCATCGTTCTCCAGATACGCCATATGAAAAACGGCACCATTGCGGAAGCGGAATTGCTTTTCCTTGTCCTTCCATTCGGCGGCACTCCCGTACATCTGACGGGCAACGTCGATGGTGTCCTTTAGATCCTCACGGGAGCGGCGCAGCATGAGGCCTTTTGCATGAGGTCCCCAATCTTCGCTGTGGCACCAGAACTCGCCGAGGGAGGCAAAGCTCTTGCCGCCGCCGCGGGCGCCACCGTAGACGACGATATCGGCCGGGCAGGTCAGGAAATGGTGCTGCGGCCCGGGCTGCGGCTTGAAGCCGGTGACGATCTTCATCCGAACAATTCATCCGCGCTAGGGTACACGGTACCCTCATCCGCGAGAGGGGACCCATCTTTTGATGACCCGGGGCCTAATAGATCAGCCGGCCCGCACGGTGGAGGGGCCCCAGTTACCCGGTTAGTTGGGGCCCCATTTTCGATTTCCATCCCCGTCGCGTCACGCTGCGGCGGCTCGACATCATGCACAACCTCAGGCTGCATCGTGGAGGGAGGCGTAGTGGTCTCACTGCCTAATGGCTCGGCGGGGGCGCGGTGGGGCAGCCCTTCCAGCAGGGCTTCCGAGGGTTCAGGGCTCTGACCGACCACGGGCAGCGAAGCCACCCAATCGCTCAATACCTGCTCGCTCGGCGCGTCAGGATCACGTGATGGCCGGCGGATAACCTCAAGCGTGGCCTTGTCGGTGACGTGGCCATAGAGCCTCGCCAGTGAGAACGCGGCGTTATGCGCAGCGCTGTACTCCTCAGCTGCATGAGCGCCGGCATAAACTCTTTGTAACATGTCGGTGACTTCCGAGAGCGTGACAACGCCTGTGGTCCGTCTCGCCTCTAGGATGGCGTTAGCCCGCTCTTGTATGCGGGGCAAAGCAAACAAGGCTGAAGCCGCAGCGGCGCTCTTACCCTTAAAACCAGCTCTCACATAAGCAACGCCAAGCGCCAAGCCGTCACAGACCATGCGAACGAAAATCTCTTCCCTCGCGTCCTGAAGATCAACACCAAGCAATGTCAAGCCACGCTCAGCCACACGCTGATGCTTGGCTCTGGCATGTAGGGCCGCAGTTCCCTTAGGGATAAAGGGGGTCGCCAAGATTATTTTGTCCTTTTGTAAAATGAGGGGTTGCACACGACCCCCACCCATGCTACATGAATTTCATCGAAACCCGAAACCCGGAAAAAAGCAAATGCCCTATACCCTCTCCATCGAAAGCATTGAAGGCAAAGCCAAGCAATATGGCTTCCATCTCGGCACCATCGAACGCGTCGCTCGCGAGGTCGTGCAGGAAAAAATGGTGCACCACGTCACCCACAAGCTACCGATCGTCTCCATGGCGTTAAAGCTCAACAGCAAGATCGTCGACGTGCTGTATCCCGATGGTACATGGCACAACGGCTAGAAAATATTTTTGCCTCGGGGGTTGCACACGACCCCCACCCATGCTACATGAATTTCATCGAAACCCGAAACCGAGGAAAAAGCAAATGCAACATGACGCACACGTTAAAGCCTGGCGCTGGCATCTCAAGCAACAAGCCTGGCAACGCGATGAAGCCTTCACCCGCATGCACCGCGCTAAGTGATCTCAAAACCCCAAAAACCAGAAAGCAAACCCCAATGACCCGTTCCTTTCAAGCCATCACCACCAAATATCTCGGCCCCACCAACGTCAAGGGCTCACGCATCAAAGCAACTGCCGCAGCCGGCAGCCTCACCATCCACATCGACCATGCCCTGAACATCGAAGCCAATCACACCAAGGCGGCTGAACTGCTCGCCCACAAATATGGCTGGGGCGGCCAATGGTTCATGGGTGGACTACCCAACGATGACGGCTATTGCTTCGTCTGCACCGAAGATAAAGACACGCTCGCATTCGTCACGATGCAGAGAGGCTAAGCCATGCACAAGCAGGCACCCCGGACGGAGGACTGATAAATGCGCTTCGTGATCATCGTTCAAAAAGGCCTTACCGCACGCGCTTTCGGAGTCTACCGGTCCTTCAAGGCAGCCGATGCCGATGCGAAGGCATGGGGCGGAATAATCCTCAGGCTTGAAAACCAAGCCGTCGCACTCAATCCATGGGATGCGGCGGAAGACGAAAACGAGCAGGCCGGAAAAGAAGCCTATTCTGGTCAGAGAGGCTGAGCCATGCACAAGCAGCGCAGGCACTACTTCCCATTCAATGACCAATACGTCATCTCCGGCCAGCTCGGCACCGGCATGTACAAAGCCATACTCGAAGAACCCGGCGACGATTGGTCCCCCGGCTACGGCCCTTCGCGCTTGTCGGCAATCGCCGATCTCGTAGAGAGAAACGGGCCGGCACCAGAAGAGCGCTAAGAACCCGGCTCCGCCTCTTCAGCGTCTGTTACCGCAGACCGATAGAAAATTCTGCAAGCGCATCAAGCGCTTGCAACTATTTCGGCAGCGCCGGTAACAGATAGTAACAGTTAACACATGCCTTCCCAATATCCCTAAATCATACTATGTACTTCACTGTACACCCCCCTCTCATCTCCGTATTCTAGGTCATAAGCTATTTATCTGTTACTTCTGTATACATCTGTTACTACATTGATATTAAAAAGGATTTTTAGTTACAGATGAGGTATCAGATGGGTTACAGATA